GCTGGAAGACCAACAGTAAGAGTTTGACCAGATGCAGAAGTTTCAACTTCGTTTGCAGTTCCAGCAATAGTTAATGTTTGAGAATCAAGATCAACAGCACCTGTACCAGAATCACCAGCAAAGTCTAAATCTTCACCAGTAATCGCAGTATCAACATAATCTTTAACTGCAGCAGATGTTGGAAGAGTTGTATCGTTATCGTTAGAACTAATACCTTCACCCTCTGTCACAATTGCAGATGCTGCAAAATCGGCAACTTCTACATTTGAAAGTGAATTACCACTTCCATTTGCATCAAATGTTTTATTTGTTAAGGTATCTGTAGATGATGCAGTAATAAATGCTGAAGATGAATTGTCATAATTAGAAAGATCATTATCAACTACCAGATCAATCGTACCATCAGCATCTTGATAGGTTGCAGTAATTAAAGTTTCAGTATTAGTTGAGAACATTGCACCAGCAATGTCCTGAATTCTTTCTGCATTTACTGTAACATCACCAGATGAGACAGTGAAATCTGTTGAATCAAATGACGCAATACCTTTATTAGTGTCAGATGCATCTTCACCAGCAACAGTAATTGTTGTTCCTGTGTGAGTAACATTCATTCCCTCACCACCAAGGATCGAGAATCCATGAGATGATGGTGTTAATGCTCCACTATCAGTTGTAATATCTTTTACAACATCATCTCCAAGAGATACTGCACCAGATGTTACACCAAAATCATTTGAATCAAATGATGCAATACCTTTGTTTGATGTTGATGCGTCTTCACCTGAAATTGTAACAGTATTATTTGTAACTGCTGCATCGATACCTTCACCACCAGTAAATGTTAAAGTATCTGTAAGAAGATCAACAGTATCTGTTCCACTGTCACCAGCAATGTCAAGACTAGCTGCAGCATCAATGAAAGAAAGTTCACCAGAACCATTGGTGGAAAGTACTTGTCCATTAGAACCATCGGTTCCAGGAAGTGTATAAGTTAGGTCTCCACTTAAACTATTTGGAGCTTTGAGTGTAATAGAATTTGTACCGTTATTTGTACCTTCTACAAATTTTACACCACTACCTGTCGTACTTGTATTGACAGACCAAAATCTTCCAGATCCAACAAATTGATTATTGTTTGTAGTTGAATCAATACCTACATAAAGGTCATAACTATCTGTTGTAAAGCCTGGTTCACCCGCCCTCAGACCAGGGAGATTAGTAAGAAGGCCTCTTTTAAACTGAATAACAGGAGCAGCCATTCTCTTATTTAACTATTGTTTCTATTATTTAGACTCAAAAAGTCCCAGCATCATATGAAACAACGATAATTTTATCAACATCAACCTCGTCCTCTACTTTTCTTACAAAATCGTCAGGTAAGTCACTATCTTCAGAGGTTTTTTGTAGAGAAAGATCAGAATTTATATCTCTAAATTTAAAATTACCTGAAGAATTTTCATAACTTAATAGTGATTTATCATCACGATCTTCTGGACTGACATCAAATAAATCTCCCATTCTTACTGGCATCAGAACGTACCTCCATCAATATCTTCTGCAGCAATAGTTCCCAAATTCAATTCAGATTCAAGTTGTGTGATAAATTCATCAGGTAAATCATCATCTTCTACAGATCTTTCTAATATTGTATCAGAAGTTACAAGTTCAAATTTATTTTTTGAAGAATTGTAACTTACAAAATAACCATCAACTTCTTCACCCAAAGAACCAAAATCGGTATCACCCATTTCAGAAATTGTAGATGGTTGTCTTAATGAACGTACTTTTGGATTTTCTTGTGTTGAACTGACAACTTTGGGATTGGAAGATGCTTTTCTGATAATAGTCATCTTTTTAAGTGGTAATACCAGCGGTTACAAGAGCCATTCCTTCAACCATTCTTGATACTGATCCAGATGCTGAAGTTAACAGGACATCATAATAATATCTTCCTGGTTTAAGATTCACAGTTTTACCTGCAGTCATAGCAATAGAAACCTCACCAGTAGATCCAGTGATACTAACTGAAAAATTTTCTGAAGAAGTAGATTCTGGATATTTTTTAATTTTTGAAGTTCCTACATATCCAGAAAGATTTGATGGAGTACCATCTGTTTCAGTTGAAGTAAAAACTTCACTAAAATCAGCTCCTTGGGCGATAACTATGTTTACAGCAGGAGTGGCAGCCATTTTATCTTTTTTAAGTATTTATGTCTTTACTTACATTCTTCAACATTTTTTGCAAATCTGCTGTAGAACCAACAAAAAGTGCATTATTAACTGTAGTTGGACCTTTTTTCTCCTCTTCTTTATTAATATCCTTAAGTTTTTTCTGAAGATCCATCAATTTATCGGTTGCATCTGAAACATTTTTAATCAATTGACCAGCTACTTCATATGCCCTAGGCATTTCACTTTCTTGAGCAAGTTCTAAAATACCATTAATAGCTTCTTGACCTTTTTCAATGATAGAGTATAAATTACCCCTAGTATATTCATAATCTCTACGAATATCCTCAGCAGAGGATTTATATTTTTCTATTTCTTTCTCAATATCACTTTTTTCAATTTGACTATCAATTGGTTCTACATCAAATGTATCGTTTAATTTATTGTACTTGTCCATAAGAGTATCAGAAAATAGCACCATCAAAACCAAAGTCGTCTCCAACTTCAATCATATTATTATCTGTTTGATTAATGTTGTAAACTTTTGATCCAAGAACATGATTTTGTATTGGTGTTTGATCTTGAGCTCTTTTAACTAAAATTTTATTTCCAGAAATTTCTTCAACATACATTTCTTCTTGTCCAATGTAAATATAAGTACTCTTTACAATCTGAGAAGTATCTTCTACTTCAATTGCTGTTTGTACCATATCAACATTTTCTGCCAATAACGTAGCAACAACACCATCATAATCTTTAGTTGCTCTAGGAGTTGATTGATAAGTAATGTCTCTTTCATACGAACCAGATTTGCTACCAGATATGTATCCGACAGTAACTTTTTTAATAATATCTCCAGAAACATCTCTGAGTGGACCATATACAAATGTTTTTGCAGTAAATGATAGAGTATAGATTAATGCTCTTCTAGTGTCAAAATTTCCCTCGTATTCATCACTCATATTGATACTATCTAAAGAAATAGCAACATTTTGTGTTTCTTTATAATCACCTAAAAAATTAATAGGTACTGTATAAGAAGGTTGAAAATAAGGTAATATTTGTTCTATGATTTGCAACATATCATCGTTCAACTTTGTATAGATTGAAAGTGTGAATGATAAGTTGTAAGGAACTGGTAAATACGATTTCTTTTCAGAAGTTCCATCTTCTTTCGTAACAACCATCTGTGTTGTTTGTGATGATTTTCTAGATGGATCATATGTTATGTTAACCAATTCAAATGACATTCTAGGAAGTGTCATTTGAACTGGATGATTGAGATCTGGATTTTGTTCTAGTCTTGCTAAAAACTTTTGTGTTGGACCATAAGCAAGAGGAACTTTGATAACACTAAAGGTGTTATCAGATTCATCCTTCTTCTTAATTTGAATTCCATTGAAGAGAGAACCAAATCCAATGATTACGGATCTAAAGATCTCGTTGTAAAAATACTCAAACATTATCTTAGAACAGTATATACTTACTTCTGCTTCCAATTCTATATTATCATTATCTGCATAAGGAGTTACAATATCGTCAGTGTTGATAGAACTAATAATAAATTTTGCTCCAGATTCTGACCCGATTATTATTTCTCCTCTTATAAATGAACCATCAATAACTGATAATTCTAAATTATTTGTTATAGCATTCCATTGTTTTACTCTTGCTGTAACACCAGAAGTCTGAGCAGTAACAATTTCATTGAATATAAATGAACCAGTACCAATACCAGAATTACTTAATGTATCCGGCGGATCAATAGTAACTATTGGTTCGGTTCCAAACCCTTCTCCACCATTTATAATATAAATTGCTGTAACTACACCAGCACTACTTATAGTTGATATTGCAACTGCATTTTCTGATGGAGACGGATATTCAGAATCCCAAGTATATTGAGTAGAATCAAAAGTAAATGTTGTGTTATCAAATGTTGGATAATAACCAGAAGTTTTACCAATAGTAACATTCGGTGCTGATGTATAACCACTACCACCATCAGTCACAGTAATTGAACGAATTGATCCATTTGTGGAAATACCAGTTGTTGCTGCAAATCCAGAACCCTTCCCTCCTTGTACCGTAATCCATGGTGCAATTGTATAACCACATCCTGCATTACTTAATAATATTGCTGGTATTCTACCAGATTTGCCAGTACAATCTGGATATTCAAATGACAAAGATGCTATACCTACAGCTGTAATACCATTACTTGGAGCAGAAGAGAATCCAACAACAGGAGTAGTTTCATAGTTTCTGCCCATGTTAGACAAATAAATTCTATTAACAGCACCTGAGGGACATA